ACCGGAATAATATCTTAATAACAGATATAATGTCCGGTGGATATTTACAACTAATAGCCTATGGCGCTCAAGACATGTACCTGACAAACGATCCACAGATAACATTTTTTAAGATAATTTATAGAAGACATACAAACTTTTCAGTTGAAACGTATGAACATGCTCTGCTTGATAATCCTAATTTTGGAGATAGGAGTGAAATTATCCTTCCGAGAAGTGGGGATCTTATGACCAAGATGTATCTTAGAGTTGTTGTTAGTTCAGTGGTGCCTCTACCCGATGAGAGATTCGCATGGGTCAGAAACCTCGGTTTTGCCATTATTCAACAGATTCAGGTTAACATCGGCGGTGCTATGATCGATCGTCAATACGGAACTTGGCTTGACATATGGTACTCTCTGGTTAACCGAGAGAAAAGTGATCAGTCTGGTATACGAAAGATGATTGGCGATGTAGAGATGATGACTGGATATAATAATAGACCAAAGCCACAGTATACTCTATTCATACCATTGAAGTTTTGGTTTAATCGGCATTACGGTTTAGCTCTCCCCATGATCGCTATACAGTATCATCAAGTTGAAATAAAACTACAGTTTACAGATGTAAAATCACTTATAGTTACGAACTCTAGATTTTCTCAATTTAACTGCCTTAACATCCAGGAGGCCAGCTTCCTGGTAGACTACGTCTATCTAGAAGGTACCGAACGTAAAAACTTCGCCTCAGGAGGACATGAGTATTTAATCGAGCAAGTGCAGTTCAATAATCCAGAGAGTATTGCGTCAGATAATCAGAAGATACGCCTGACGTTCAACTACCCAACCAAAGAGTTAATATGGTTAATGAGAAACGGTAAGTATATAACAGGGAAAGAGTTTTTATGTTACACCGATAACGATGACTGGAGATGTGAGATTTTGCGTTGTTCTAGGCAGATTATACATGAGTCGGTGCTATTAGCTCATAATCCCCCTGAATTTGGGATATGGCAAGAGTTTGAACCCGGTGCGTTCGGAAAGACCGCAAATGGGAAGATAACCGTAAACAATCGTTCAGATGAATCATTATGGGTAAACACTGATTCACTAACTATTGATGGATATAGTCTCACAAATAAAATAAGCGCATCTATTACGGTTGTAGATAATAAGATTATAGTTACCGACGTAGTAACTGCGATAACTGTTCGAGATGTGAGTGTTCCTGTATGTAGGATGTCGGACACCAGAATCTATAGAGATAATGTTAAAGTAGTCCAGTTTAATAATTACGGACTATGGATTGATGGATCTGTAAATCCGATTGCATTCTCCATGTTGGAGTATAACGACCAGAGACGGTTTGAAAGAAGAGATGGAGACTTTTTTAACTATCTCCAACCGGAGATGCATCATTCAAACACTCCAGCTGACGGTATAAACGTATACTCATTTGCATTGTATCCGGAGGATCATCAACCTTCGGGGACAACTAATTTTTCAAAAGTGGAATATATTTTCTTGACATTATGGTTTTGCGATGTATGCTATACACCTGGTCTGCCAAGATTAGATGCATTTGATTGTGATTCGCTAATATACGTATTTGGGTTTAACTATAACGTCCTGAGAGTATCAAATGGGCTCGCCGGTCTATGTTATACGGATTAGAGCGATCTATAGTAATCGATCAGCTGTTCGAACTTCTCCTTCGTTGATACCTTTTTAGAACTAGTCGTAGTCCAAATATGTCCATCTAATTCAGGGTGACCATCTATGATAAAATAACTACCGCGGTTGCCATATTCGGATCTAAAGTAGCAGTACTTTGGTAATTCGTTTGGATCTACATCGGATTCATCTGTTAACTTGTTGATTACTCTGCGTTTCTTATCGGTGTTTAATAGATCCTGCTTTTTGAGAATGGCGTTCTCTTTTCTTGAGATCTTTCCGGGTTTGATGTAATCAATAGTGTTTTTTGTTGGTTCTTCCGTTTTGATGTTATCATATCCGGCTCTTTGGACTATTTCATAGTATGATTTCATTAATTCGTTACCATCTTTGGTGTAATCACCGTTCATGGAGAAATCTTCGAAAAGATCAGGGCGGGACTTCATTAACTCTCTGAGGTACTTCTTGGCCTCTTCGAGTTTGTATCGAAGGGATAACTGTTTAGAGCTGGTTGTTTTCCATTGGATATCACCAACATCGACCATGAAACGCTCACCATGAGAACCGTTCGGCTTCATATACCATACGTATGTAGGTATCTCAGATGGCTTAATTCCAGACTCTGCTGGTAATGTAATTGTACGTCTCTTCTTCTTAATGTTCTTATTCTTATCTTTATCCACTTCATCATATATTAGATTCTCTCTTCTATTATCCAGACCGATTCTATTGATATGAACTATCGGTTTGTCAGTACGTTTCTTGTTCTCATTCTTCATCTTCATCGCCATTATTATCTCATGTAGGAAGACCTCTTTAGTCTCGTCATCATATGTATGGGAGCAGGATATGAACCCAAACTGATTACTTCTCCATTTTTTATTTAATTTCCTGATTACATTGATATCATCCCAATCAATCACTACTGGTAGACTATGTTCCTTGTAATCGACATTTATTACCGCATAGTATCTATTGAGATGCCTTATCTTTTTATATTCGAGATTATTCATATATTATATGGTTAGAAAATTGATATTTTTACATTATTTAAATGTCTCTGTTATACATTGAAAACAGAAATGATTAATATTAGGCGAGAGAAGGGGAATAATGAGATGATATACTTACGGGAGGTTAGATTAGTCGGTGAGTTGAACAGGGAGTATGATGTTATGGGGATGAGTGGAAATAAATATACGTTATGGATCCACAAGAGTCCGGCATGCACTTGTCCCGATTTTAACGGTAGAGGCGGTCGATGCAAACATATATACTATGTATTGGATAAGATCCTACATGTAAATGAGGCCATCATAGACAAAGATGAGTTTTCGGAGGATGATCTAAGGGTCATCTTTGATAAACCTATACAAAAACCGTCAGATACAAAGATGGTATCTGATAATCATATTTCAGTAAATACCTCGGATGAGAGGTCATATTTTGAAATGATGTATGATAAACTGGTCGGATGGGTCGGATGTATTGACGTGAAAGATGATTAATTTATGATCTAAAATAATAGATTAATTGGATGATCCTGCGACTTTTTCAACAAACTCATCGAGGGTTTCCTCTTTGGTTGTTTCAGTCATTGCGGTCTTCTTTTCGAGCTTTTCAAGCTCCTGTTGTGCGTCCGCCAACTGTTTCTTGAGAGCTTCTTTGCGGCGTTCATCCCATTGGTTCTTGGGCATCGGTTTAGACGCTTCAGCCTTTTCGGCTTTGCGCTGTTCGTTACGCTCTTTGTTTTTGTCATACTTGGAACGATCACGATCTGGATTGCCGGCATGCTTTCCAACCTTGCCTTTGCGTTTTGTGACTTCAACAAAATCGGTGGATTTTGCCGTCTTTTTTGGTCCGGTCGTTGTCTCTGATGACTTCTCATTTGCGGGACGAGAGACTCGCTTGGTCTTTCCTTGAACTGAGACGGTGCTATCCACTCCGTTTCGGTGTCTGCTCAACCTGCTCGCGGCCTGTGCTGTACGGACATAATCGAGACAGATACAGAAGAACGGTTCTTCATATCTGCGGCCTTCAGTGCCGTCCTTATGTTCGAATCGGATATCGACCTGGTCGGGAAGCCAACCGTACGCATCACGGGTACCCGTGAGTTTTTGAATCTCTGATGTGAATCTCATAGTTACATCAGATTGACGACGTCTCCTCGGAATCGACTGAGAATAATGACGGACGCGTTGAAGGATCTCTTTGACTAAGGTAGGAACGTGTGCCTTGACTAGCGGATCGGATCCGTGATCGTTCTTGCCACGACTGTTTCTTGGTGCATCCTTCGGATCCACAAATACCTCCAGATAGAGATCAACATCGGAGTATCTGCCGTACTCTAGCTTGACATCTCCTGGATCGAACTCATCTCGAAGTTTCTGCAACTGCTCCAGAAGTGGTACACATACTCTAACGACAGATGTCCAGTGCTTTCCGAACTCCGTCTTCGGATCAACGGAACTGAGATTATCAGACAGGGCTCTGCATAAGAACCCTAATGATGCACGGTTGCATACAAAATGCTCATAGTTCGGATCCTGGAACTTTGAGCTCCAGTATCCGACCTGATTTGTCAGTCTGAGTGTGTAATCAGTCCCTTCTGCCTCTGTCTTCGAAAAGTTCTCTAACCATCTCTTGGCTAGAACATCAACTGGGGACTCCTCTTGGGTAGAGGTAGATGCCTCCTCTTTTTTTTCAACGCTACTACTCATACGGATCGATAAACTATCCTATATACGTCCAACTAGTTCAGACCCTATTAGTTTCAACTTTTTCCATCATTTTAATAGGTTTATATAACCACCAGTATTGGTTTTGGGGGTTAATAACCAGTTATTCCGACAGTATACACACGTTTGGCCTTTCGTTAGAGTCCACATGCCAAAACATTCTACATGAACGGACTTACCGCATGAAAACTTACAGTAATCTATGGCATCACCGTTCTCTAGGTCATCGAGACAGATCGGACAGAGGTCATCCGTAGGTTTCTGTTCGACTGGCTCGTTGTCGTTAATACTACTATACCTCTTTTTGATATTGCTATCGGCCATTAGGTTACCTGTGATAGCAGGGATGTTCTTGAACATTTTGGTTAGATCGGCGTTCGTGTAGATTGCCTTATCCTCATTTGTAACCTTCATTATTCGAATGAGGACGAAGTAGATATGTTTACAACGTCGACCCCTCGTCTGATAATCCGGACAGGTACATGATGGATTCCCCGTAATTTTGACTGTATATACGTTACCTGACGATCCCATGATAACATAAGAGCGAATAAGAGCATCCGTCTCGGGTAATCTTTCGATTAAATACAGGTTCTGACTTTTTCCACGTTCCTTTCTATCATTAGAACTCATAATATGTTATAGTTATATTTTTTGTTTCGAGCTATGTTTAAGTATTTTCATTTAAATATATAAAATCAGTTTTTTTGTTGTGGATTAGTATATAGTTAACGAATGGATCTACGTGGATACAATGCTCAAGGTGAGTATTTTGAGGGGTTTAGAAGTAGTCGTCGTAATAGTGGTCGCAGAGGTAGTGGTCGCAGAGGTAGTGGTCGCAGAGGTAGTGGTCGCAGAGGTAATGGTGTTCGTAGTGGTGTTCGTATTGGTTACCATAGTAGTGGCATCCGTACCAGTCGTGGCTTTCATAGAGGTCGTCGTTTCGGTGGATACTGGGTATGGTCGCCGGTATGGTCTCAATGGGTATGGATCCCATAAAGGCTAATTAAATAATGCAAGTACGGTGTGTATGTTTTTTCATTTAAATGTATAAAATTAGTTTTTTTCTTACAATTAATATATAATCAAAGAATGGACTTAAGTGGATACAACGCTCAGGGCGAGTATTTTGAGAGTTTTAATGGTCTCGAAGGTTTTAGAGGTGGTGGTGGCCATGGAGGTGGTGGTCATGGAGGTGGCGGTCATGGAGGTGGTGGTCGCGGAGGTGGTGGTCATGGAGGTGGTGGCCATGGAGGTGGTGGCCGCGGAGGTGGTGGTCGTGGCCGTGGAGGCGGCGGTCGTGGTGGTGGCCGTGGATTCAGCGGACGCGGTGGTCGTGGCTATGGTCGTTATGGGTATCGCGGATATGGTGGATATGGCGGATATGGTGGATATGGCGGATACTGGCCGTACTATTATGACGGATATTGGCCATATTATTCTACATACTATTGCGATCCGTTGTATGATCCATACTGTTCATATGATGGATATTACATCCTCTAAACATAAGAGTAATTTCATGGAATATAGTCTAGATATTTTTGATAAATATATATAGAAACTTTTTTTCTGGATGGTAATATATACATATTTAAAGAATGGAATTCGGAGAAGTTGAAGGATTTAATGCCCAAGGTGAACTGTTCGAAGGCTTCCGCGGTGGCGGAGGTGGCCATGGTGGTGGTGGTGGCCATGGTGGTGGTGGCCGTGGCGGTGGCGGCCGTGGTGGTGGCGGTCATGGTGGCGGCGGTCATGGTGGATTTGGCGGCCATGGTGGTCGCGGTGGATTCAGCGGACGAGGTGGTCGTGGCGGCGGACGTGGTAGAGGAGGACGCGGATATTACGGATACGGTAGCTATGGTGGTTCAGGATATTGGCCATATTGGTCAGATTGGGGATACTGGCCGTACTATGATGGTTACTACTATGACATGTATGATTACCCATACTACAACTGGTACGACTATCCTTATTATGATCCGCTGTATACCGACACGGTTACCGTACCGTATGTTGTTGACACATCCGTGCAACAGGTTCCGTTGGTTACCCAGATGCGTCAGAGACCAACGGCAGAGAAATTCTCTGGTTTCGGAGTCGAAGGATTTGGATCAATGGGTGGCTGGGTTACGTTGTTAATTTTAGCCCTTTTATTGGTTCTTCTGTATTTTGTCTTTTTTCATAAAGCAGAAACTAAAGTCACAGAGACTGCTGGTCTAAAAATTACTGAAACTCCAACACGAGTTACGTTTGAAAAGAAATAAATTGAATAATGCAAAATTATTTTTGCTATTCTATTATATAGAATAACATGAATATAATAGAATCATGTCTTGAGACGTTAGATAGTATGCATCTATTTGATATATTTAATATTTCCGAAGGGTTTAAGAATTCTAAGTCTAAAAAGCGTAAGAGCCGAGGTAGATCTCCATCTGTAGATTCGCGAAGTAGGTCGTCAAGTCGATCTCAAAGCAGATCCCATACAAGACAATCTGTAAAACCACATTCTAACGTTGGTGCTACTAAGCCTAATCAAAATATTAATCAAACTAATGGATATTGCGGTAATGGAAATTGTGGTAACTGGAATTGTGGTCAAGGTTGTTGTGGCAATGGGAACCTCTATTATGAGGATGACGATTACTATTATGATTATCCATTATATTATCCACCAGTCATTAATAACATCGCATTAGTCCCAAGATATACACAACCTATTGGAGTTCCACAACAAATAATAAACACCGTACCACAACAGCCAATGATGATTAGCAATCAACCACAAGTTGAAGTGATATCGAAACAGATAACTCAACCCGATGTACCGCAACAGAACGTTGATCCCATTCCCCAACAGAATCAAATTCGGTTAAATGAGACATTTGGCCAAAATGGATCTTCACTCAACTACTTAACAATAATTCTACTAATTATCATAATAATCCTTCTAGGTCTCCTAATATACCAGAAAAAGTTGAATAAATAATGACATTAGATAGATCTAATATCATTACTTCATTAAAAAATGGAAAAACCGTTATCAAAGAAAGAGATCCTCTGTTGCTACTACGCAAGGGGAATCTGTAATAAAGGGAAAAACTGCCCATACAGTCACAATTTATCATGTAAGGCTATTTTTAATGACAAGAAGTTATCTGCATTAGAAATATTTAAAATTGCGAGCAGTAAGGCCGATATGAACAAGGCTATCTCTCCTGCAAACGGGAATGAGAACATCTCCTCATTAAAACCGTTGATTGAATCGATTCTTGTAATGCTTAATAAGATTGCAGAAACTGGTGTAATTGGTACATTTATTAAACATGCATTCGATGATATGAAAACACAGTGTTGGTACGGTTTTATGAAACATGATGGACCTGTACTGCCGGTGTTAGATCATCTTATAGACAGGATCCTAAAGGATATGCCATATTCATTTAGAAAAGTTGCGGCGAAGAGTGGTGTGCAGAATAAAAGTAGAGAAGATTGGGCATGGGATAATATGTACGCCTATGCTGAATGTAATTCGACGAAGCCTGAATTAGACGCCTTCGTTCTCGAACTAAGGCAGAGACTAGTTGATCTAAAAAAAGGAATAGATAAGATATACTCCTATCCAGATGATGGAATGTTGAATAGATCTGAATTTGAATTAATGAGAGAGAACTTTCCGGCGTTATTCGAAAAACAATCACCATCCAAAGATCTCTCAAAAACCGATGATATGACGATACCGTTGAAATTAGTAAAACCGGCAGAAACTAAGATAGATGATACAAAAGTAGAGAATCAAAAGGCTGAAGAACTAAAGAAAGTCAAAGCGATGGAAGACCAACCATCCTCTGAGAAAGAGGTAGTATTCAAAGTGACCAAACTCAAAATGGACGAAATTCCGGCCCTATCGGCGGTAACAAAACCAACGAAACCATTAATCGATCCAATACCTAGTTTGCCCAAAACGACAAAACATTCAGTCGAAGAACTTGTTGAACTATTAAACGAAGAAGTAGAACCTCCTATGCGTTTAAAGAAGAAAAAGGAGAAGACCAATGAATCAGATAAAAAGAAGAAAAAGAAGGATAAAGTCAAGAAAAATAAATCTAAAAAATCAAAATCAGTTGATGAAGATAGCACGTCTGAGTCAGTTGAGACTGTTAAAAAAACTGAAAAATTTGCAAAGCCAAAAAAATATGAATCATCCGATGAAGGCGAAGCGTCTGAGAGATCCAGATATAGCAGTTCGGAGTACATCTTAAAACCGAATGAGGAATTAGTAGAACGCGAGGTATATCCGACATATATGGATAAGTATGGTCGTGTATGGGCTCATAAACCTACCGGTCCGTACTTAGTTGGAATATGTCCATAATATATTTTTCTATTCGTGAATCTGCGATTATTAAAATATTCCGTAATGTATTATAGATCGGATAAAAATGACTGGAGGTCTTATTGAGATAGTGACGTATGGAAGTCAGGATCTATACTTAACCGGTACGCCGGAGATAACATTTTTTAAAGTGGTTTATAGGAGATATACAAACTTCTCGATGGAGTCGATTAGAGTTAATTTTGATGATCCAGTCGGATTTGGATCATGTAGTACACTCACCATCCCGAGAACCGGCGATCTCGTTCATAAGATGTATCTCGAGGTTCTCTTACCGATGATAGACTTAAAAAGATCGCCATGTTTAGATGTCTCCAGAGATGCAATAGATCAATCGATACGCAACTATAAAATAGTTACAGATTTTATGAAGATAAATAGAAAAGCTTATGTTGGAGCGTTCGAGATTGTTCAAGCGGAAAATAACTGTAATGTAGATGAGATGATTAAGATAGTCAATCACGCATTTAATAAGCATCATAATACGATCGTTCGTGAGTTCAAAGTCTTACTTGAAGGCTCAAGTATAGTCCCTTTCATGTATGAGGAGATCAGTATGAAGCAGATTGTTGATAATTTTAGTTCCGATCGGTCACTAAACACGATTTTTAAAGCGATGAGTATCGGAATCGATAAGTCGATTAAACTTCAGGGATTATTTTTTGATATGATGAATGATGCGAAAAGGAGATATTGTGATGAGGTTAATGAGAATATTAAATTTGCGTGGGTGGATCGCATCGGACACGCTCTTTTAGATGAGATCGAGATTCGAATAGGAGGATACAAGATTGATAGACAGTACGGTGATTGGATAAACATATGGTATGAGCTCACGGCTCGTAGAAACCTCCAAGATGTATATTTTAAGATGATAGGCAACGTTCCGGAGCTAACGGATTTTAACAGAGTTCCTAAACCGAGATATCTGTTACAGATACCGATGCAGTTCTGGTTTAACAGATTTAACGGATTATCATTACCATTAGTCGCCCTACAGTATCATGATGTGACGTATCATGTGAAGTTCCGAAAGATGGAAGAGGTATCATACATCGAAAAGGGAGAAAGAATATTCATACCAGAGACGAATAATAGACTGTTTTTAGATGAGGTTTCTGCTGAATGTGGGATTAATATTGAGGCTAAGCTGATGATAGATTACATCTATTTAGACTCTACGGAAAGGCGGAGATTCGCGCAGTCTAGCCACGAGTATCTAATCGATCAGCTACAACGCTTTGATGTGTCAAACGTTACACAACCTACAAGACAGATCGAATTAAATAATTTTGTTTATCCATCAAAGGAGTTAGTGTGGGTAGCACAGAAAAGGCGGTATACATTGAATATAGATGGATCGACGAAGACTAGGTTTGATAATTACAGTCTGACGGATATTAATCGCGGGCCATTAATTAGGTTCTCTAGTTTGGATTTTCATAGTTTCACGAGAGTCCCGAGGTTTAATTATTCGTATTTTAATTATGTGCAGCCGTATCAGTGTCATTACACGACCCCGTCTGATGGGATCAATGTTTATTCGTTTGCGTTGTTTCCGGAGGAGTTTCAACCGTCCGGATCGGCGAATCTGAGCAGATTGTCGAGAATCTTGTTGACGGTCGAATTTGATCCATGTTTATGCCCACAAGGCGCAGATCCAGAACCATTGGATGTTAGGGTATACACTAGAAGTTACAACATACTTCGCTTTTTCTCAGGAGTTTCTGGATTAGCATTTACATATTAAAGTATAGAAGTAGACTATTATTAATAATTAAAATATCTTATTTATGACTTCTTCTTAATTTATTAGATCTGGTACATATATCACATGTTGCTTGACCAGGCATATATCTTAATTTGCGACACCCATTGCATTTAGACAATGACAATAATTCATCGTCCGTATATTCGTTTAAGTATTCATGATATTTACAGAAGTCACATCCATCAACTTTAAATAATTTACAAGATTCATTAACATTAGTATTCGAAACGGATGAGCATCTGTTAGTAGTTTTATTCCTTATAACTTGAATTGTGCTACTTCCTGTAGTACATTTATTACAAAACTTGCTCGCA